GCCGAATGGTGAAGTTAGACAGTCCATTCAAAAGCCCCACGATACTGCTTGGTATCCCCCTTACATCAGACTCCCCCTGCCGCAGGAACCACGCACATGAGAAACAAATATGCCGGATGTTGTGCTGATTGCCGAGATTATGTCGCGGTCGGTGGTGGATACTTTGAACGCCGTTCTGGCCGCTTCGTGGTGCGCTGCATGGCTTGCGTAGTGAAGACTAAAGAAACTGCTGGTAAACCGCTGAGTGACGCGCAGTGGGAGTTTGTTCAACAACAGAAAGACGCACGCACATGAGTGGCATTATTAAAATGGCAGAAGCCCGCAATGAATTTGTTGTATTAGAAGATGGTTTCTGCTATTATTGGCCTAGTCAGCATGGCGCAATTTCCTCATATCAACTACGCCAGCTTGCAGATGAACTTGATAAACGTAATAAAAAGTGGAGCGAAGAAATAGATGAATATTTTCGCAATCAGCAACGATCCGTATCAAGCAGCCGAGTGGATGGTAGACAAGCATGTGGTGAAGATGATTTTGGAAACAGCGCAACTCCTGTCCACCGCTCATCGGTTACTTGACGGCACACAATACATTGACAAGACCAAGACTGGTCGCAATGTAAAGCGTTGGCGTTTACCTGACGAGCGTGAGGCTGTGCTATATTCAGCCACACATATCAATCATCCGTCAGCCGTGTGGTGTCGTAAAAACTTCAGCAACTATAACTGGCTCTATCATCACTTTGCTGCTCTACTGAATGAGTATACATATCGTTATGGCAAAGTGCATAAGTGTGCTGCAATGGCTCTTACTCTACGTTTTACTCCACAGCGTATACCGCTTGGTGATCTGACGCCAGTAACACCCGCAATGCCTGATGAATACAAAGTGCCTAATGATCACGTAGAATCCTATCGTAACTATTATCGTATCGGTAAAAAGCACCTACATAAGTATACTAAACGGTCTGCACCGTTTTGGTTGTAACTCTTTGTAGGTGTCTTTTTAGATTGCCAGGATCATATAGTTTATCGCAATGAGGACATTCGGTCTTTTTTGGTTTCGTGAAGTTTGAGACCTTATGTCCTTTTCTTTTTGATCTTACTGCTTTAAGTTCTAATGCTCGATCTTCACCATATATCTCTTCGTAAGTTTTACCCTTGAGATATGTCTTTTCTTTATGCTTTAGTGCTTTAGACATTTTTTGTGAAATCTCTTCGGCCTTTTCTTTACCAAAACGTTCAACAAAAGATTTGTTTCTGTTGTTATCATAGAAGTCTCGGTTGGTTTCACGAATACGGTCTTTGACTTCTTGAGAAGGTATCCATCCATCGTTACCATCACCGCCGTCTGTTTTGTTGCGTAAGATACCTGTTCTTTGGTCGATGCGACCGTACCAACGAATCAGTCTTCTTTCTAATGCTAAAGCACCAACATTTGTAAGGTTGTTTTCACATATGATAATGTTTGATAAATCAGGTTTTGGATATACAGCACGATTGATTTTATCCCATGCTCTTTTTCCTTTACCTTTTCCTATGTAATATGGTGTTCCATCATCTCTAATATAGGCATAAACATAGTAGTTATTCATATTGTCATCCTTTCGTATACTATATATAATACTAAAGAAGTCAAGTTACACAAATGGACAAAATAAAATGAACTACAATGAACTACAAGACCTGATCAAACGTCTTCGTGACTTGGCTAAGATTGATGGTTGCCAAACTTCTCTAGAAGCAGCAAAAGAACTAGAAGATCAACTGCTGCTAATTGAGAAGCAACAGAAGATCATTCGTCGTATCTATGTTGATCATTTTCCAGACACATATTTTGTCTGTGGTGAACTTGGTGAGAAGGATCAAAACAATCTGCCGAAATATATAGAAGTGTGCCCTGCATATGGTGTAGACTGGTCGCAGATTTATGAGCGAACTGACCGTACCATTGGTGGAATGGGCAACTAGAGAGGATACTAAATAATAGCATGATTTATTCATTTATAGATACCGAAACCGAAGAAGAGTTTGAAGTGGAAATGACCTATGAACAACTCAAGGCATTTCTAGAATTCAATCCAAGATTTAACCAGACATTTCGCATGAATGTTGTCGATCCAGTAGGAATCGGTGTTACCAAACCTCCATCTGATTTCCAAAAATACGTTCTAGGCAAAGTCGCAGCGGCACCAGGCGCGCAGGCATCTGCTGTTGATCGTAGATGGAGTCGTAAGAGAGAGTGGTAAAATATAAGAATACACGAGTTTCAAAAGAGGGTAGTCACGTAGGTGATGCGCCCTCTTTTGCTTTTAAAGGAGTAAACATGTCCAAGAAGCCTAAGAATAGAAATGCAAACAAAGAACAAGAAGCACAAAAGAAGGCAGCACATTTTGAACTTAGACACATAAAACCACTCACAACAAATCAGGAAAAAGTCTTTACATCTTATCAACAAGGATATCATCTGATGCTTCACGGTTTTGCTGGAACAGGCAAAACATTCTGCGCTCTATACTTGGCATTAAATCAAATACTAAATTCACAATCAGTATACAATAAGATAGTCATAATACGATCTGTAGTTCCCTCAAGAGATATGGGATTTTTACCAGGATCAATGAAAGAAAAGATACAAGTTTACGAAGAACCATACCGCGAAATCTGCGACAGTCTGTTTGGTCGTGGTGATGGTTATGACATACTCAAGATGAAAGGTATTGTACACTTTACTACCACTTCTTACCTTCGCGGACTGACATTCAACAATGGCATTGTCATACTAGATGAAAGTCAGAACTTGTCATTCCAAGAATGTGACACGGTTCTAACAAGAATGGGTGACGAAAGTAGATTGCTTGTATGCGGTGATTTCAGACAGACAGACTTAAATAAGCCCCATGAGAAAGAGGGTGTTACTCAGTTGATGAGAATTACCAATCGTATAAATACTTTTCAGCATATTGAGTTTCAGAAGGAAGATATCGTTCGTTCTGGACTAGTTAAGTCATACATAATTCAGAAGGACGCAATGGGGCTATGAAAACATTTTTAGAGTTTATAACAGAAGGGAAATCTCTTCGTGAACGAGTTCAACCTGCAATTGAACATACGGACGAAGAAGGCAAAGTACAAATAAAACGTGGCAAGCGTGGTGAAGATCATGCTGAGATCCGCGAAAGACATATGAAAGAGCCAGGCAAGCCTTTGCCAGGTAGAGCAGGTTTTTATGATCCAGAAGAACAGAAATTTTATACACGCGAAGAAATGGGTAATATAGACAGCACAAGAATGCTCACACCAAAAGAACGAGATGATCGTGAAGAAAGACTTGAAAAGAAATATGCTGGTGGTCAGTCTTCTACTGATAACATGACAGACTTCCAAAGAACCAAACAAATGCTGAGATATACAGAAAATCTTGAAGAAGGTAATCCTCTTTCTCGTATGAGAACTCTTGAAAAAGAAGGGCGACATTTCATTGCAATATCAACTGAAAGACCAGGTCTAACAAAGAAGCAAGTTGCAAAAAGAAATGAAGAACTTATGTCTATGGCAAGAGAAGCTGGCTTTGGTGTAAGAAAAACTGAAGGTAGATATGAAGGTAACAAAGAATCATCACACGTTATTCATGCACGCGCGCCCGGCCGTGAAGCTGGCGCAGAGCTTGTAGCATTTGGTCGTAGAGCAGGAAAGCACTTTGATCAAGATTCTGTCTTGCATCATAACGGTAAAACCGCTAGACTAATAGGTACAAACACAACTGGTTTTCCAGGTATGGACAAATCAGAAAAAGTTGGTGGTGAACTCAAATATAATCCAGATGAAAAATTCCTATTCCAAACTGAATTGAGACCATCTAAGAAAAGATCACCAGCACGTTTCACTACGGAGTAAATTGTGAGTTATAGTGAAGATTGTTTAAAGTATATTAAAGAGTGTCTGACTAAAGAAGAACGTAAGCCTGTTGGCATGTTTGGCACTTGGGCATATTACGAACAAAAGAAAAAAGAGTACGAGAAGAACAGTTCATCTTAAATTCTAAAAAGTGGAATGAACAATGAAGTCATTTAAGAAGTTTGTCGCAGACAAGACTGAAAAAGAACCTGTATATCACAAGGTTTACATTGGTAAAGATTTTGAAGTAAATACTAACAAGAAGCCAACTTTTCATAAGGTCTTCATTGGTAAAGTTGGTAAGCTTGACGATCTTGATGAAGCATACGACTTTAGTAAAGTCTCAACAAAATCTGACCTTCTTACGTCAGCAGGTCGACTTGAGAGTTCACAGAGAAGCATCGCGCTAAGACAACATTATGATTTCAGTGGTGATTACAATCATAGAAGAGCAATACGATATTATACAACAAGTGCATATCGCAGAATCAATGGTCCAATGTATAAAGGTGAAGAGATTACTGATCCTGATGCGGCAGATGCAGTACCACATCTGAAGGCAGCTTTAACAAAACACAAAGCACCAGAAGATATTCCTGTACACTCAGGTATCAAGTATGATCCTAGAAAGCTGCCTGTTGATGATGATAATGTCATGCGCGTAACAAACCCTGCATTCACAAGCACATCTTTACATTCGCAAGTCGCAAAGAATTTTGTTGGCACAGATATTGATGAAAAAGAAAAGCATGTGATACACTTCACTGTACCTAAAGGATCACATGGTGCATATGTTGATCATCACTCTGACAATGAAGGTGAAAGAGAGTTTGTATTGCACCCAAATGCGAAGCTTGAGAT